TAGACACAGAAGCTCTTGAAGCATCACTAGACGCTGACCTAGCGGAACAAGCTACTCCGTCTGTGGTTGTTGGTACACCTTGGTAAACAATAGGTAAACACTATGGCTACAATTAAAACTAAAAACAAAACATCATCAGGAACTCCTAGCAGTCTTGCTCAAGGTGAACTTGCTGTAAACATTGCTGACAAAAAACTATTTGTTGGTGGTTCAGGAGGTTCATCTGTAGTAGATTTAGAGTTTGATAAGTTTGACGGAGGGACTATAACAACCCCTTTAGTTATTTCTGATACAGGCAATCAAATAACAAACTCAGGAAATGGCAGTGTTTTTGGTTTAACGATGAAAAGTTTTTCTAGTGCCGCGCCTACTAATCAAATTCGATTTATAAAAAGTGAAAACACACTAGTAGGTAGTATTGTATCTAGCTATGCGGCTACAGCATACAACACAAGTTCTGACTATAGACTTAAAGAGGACATACAGGCTGTACCTAACGCAACCGCTAGAACACTTGCGCTTAAACCTTGTAATTTCCAATGGATAGGCTCGGACTATAGAGTAGATGGTTTTATAGCGCACGAAGTAGCTGACCAAGTACCTGAAGCAGTGACAGGAGAAAAAGATGCTGTAGATGCTGACGGCAATCCTGAGTATCAAGGTATTGACCAATCTAAGCTAGTGCCGCTATTGGTTAAAACTATACAAGAACTTGAAGCCCGTATTACAACCCTAGAAAACGCATAAGGACATGACCATGACTAACGAAGCAAAAGAAGCTGTAGACGTACTCGCGGCATCAACAGGAATTATGTCTTTAGCGGCTTGGTTGCCACCTGTAGCCAGTCTGTTTACTATTATCTGGCTAGGTTTACGTATCTGGGAATCAGACACAGTACAGAACTTACGCAAGTAATGAGACTATTTTGTTTGTTAATGTTGTTTAGTTGGTTTACACTAGCTGACAATGCACAGGAAGGTTCTCTGAATACGTTTCACGGGGACAACAGTACAACAAACAGTAATAATAACACAACGGATACATCAACAAGTAACACATACAATGGTGCAGGAAGCAGTAGCGAGATACCAGTAGGCTCTGCCATTAGCCCAAGCTATATGTCCAACGGTATGGACACCTGCCTCAAGGGTTCAGGTGGTTCTTTGCAGACAGTAGGAATAGGGTTGTCAAGCGGTAGTTATGAAGTAGACCCTAACTGTGACCGTAGACGAGATGCTAAGTTATTGTCCGACTTAGGAATGAAGGTAGCCGCAGTAGCCCGTATGTGTGAGGCAGTAGAAGTATGGAAGAGTATGTTCTTGTCAGGGACACCCTGCCCCATACTAAGCAACGGTAAGTTAGTTGTTGGTAAACGTGCAGTATTAATAATGAAGAGACAACCAGAGATATACATACCTGACTACACAGGAAATACCGAATGGTACAACACTATACTAAATATTGGAGGAGAGGACACAGATGAAGAAGATGATATTATCTCTGTTAGTGCTAAGTTCCGTAGCACACAGCAGTGAGTTAGACAACCTAATCGACACCTCCAACGCTATTGTTGACCAGATAGACAGAGGTATTAAACTTGTAGGAGCGGCACAGGAATACGCTTATACAGGCTCAGGCTTGTCTGATGGTACTGTATCAAGCACAGCACACATTAGTGCGGAACAACTACAAGCGTACAACAACGCATTGTCTGGTATGTCAACATATCAAGCCTTTGGTGACGTACAGACTGTACTGGAAGAAAAAGCATACACTGAGTTAGACATGATGGATGAAGCCATTGGTGTATTTACTGAAGTAGTGGTTGACATGATTGCTGTACAGGAAGTAGCTGAGGTAGCAGAGTCAGCCTCTAGCCCTCAAGAAGAAGCTGATGTACAGACCTTTGTAGAAAACAACATTGAAGTGTTGACAATTACTCAGGAAGAAGTAGAAACGTACAACACCAGTATAGATGACATTGAAACTCATGCTAACAACGCTAGTGCATTCCTAGCGGTAGCAGGTAACAAAGAAGCTGTAGAGTTCCTAGAGCAAGGCGTAGAAAACGCTAACACTACAGCAGAGCAGACCAACATTTTTTATGACGCTAATGCTCAATGGGTTACTATGGGTTATAACACTACTAGAAACCTAACAGCAGTTTATCTTAACGGTCAGAACTTTGGTTTAGATTTATATGTAACTGAAGCTGAAGTATTAGCTGTAGGTAGCGAGTCGGAGTACTATTTGACTGGTCCTACTGCTCAGAGTTATGATTGCTTTATGTATGAAACAGGCTGTATGGAACTATGAGTTTAGAGGACACCGAACTAAAGATTGGTGGTACGTCCTTTAAAGGCGTATGGATTGCCATAGTTCTTGGTATTGGTTCTACTATCGGTGGTGGCGTATGGACAGCCTCTACCTTGTACTCAAGACTAGAAGCAGTAGAAGCTACACAGATACCCGATGTAAGCCCCATACAGCAAAATCTAGCCACTTTAGGCACAAGGCTAGAGACACTACTAAGTCAGCAAGAAAAGCTCTTAGAACTCAATACAGACGTTTCTAAGCTATCTAACGAGATAGAGGCTATGAAAGGTACAGTAGCTAAGGCTGAGATTATAATAGAAAACATTGGTGATGTTGACAGTAAGATAAAGACATTGACTAAAGAGGTAGAGGATTTGTGGCAGGGTATGGACTACCTCTCAAATCCCCTTAAGTGAGGCATTTATGTTAGAGCAATTAATTGGACCTGTTACAGGACTACTTGACAAATTCATAGAGGATAAAGACAAGACAAATGCCATCGCGTTCCAGATTTCAACAATGGCTGAGAAACACGCGCAGGAACTTGCGAAAGCGCAACTTGAAGTTAATAAGACAGAGGCGGCACATAAGAGCCTATTTGTGTCAGGTTGGCGACCTGCTGTTGGTTGGACTTGTTGTATTGGACTTGCGAGTCAGTACATTCTTATCCCGATGGCAAACTTTACGCTTGCTCTTGCCAATTCTACCATTGAAATCCCTGTTTTAGACATGGCTACTATGATGCCAGTACTAATGGGTATGCTTGGTTTAGGTGCTATGAGAACTGTAGAGAAGACTAAGAAAGTACAGAGGGATAGATAATGTCGCAACCTAAAACTTTTGCAGAAGCTAAAGCACTTGCTGACCAAACGTATATAGCTACGTTACAAGAGCAACAAAACAGTTTGTCTGAGACTGACTCAGAGTATATTAAACTTCAGTCTTTAATAGAAAAAGGTCCTTTAGATTTTTCCAGTAAAGAAACACATAAAATGCTTATTAAGCCTCCACGAGCTAAAGGAGGTTACGGCAAGCATCAACAGTGGATAGACGAAAATGACCCATTACGTCAAGCTGTAGAAGCACAGGCTGATGTAATGCAAAACTTTTTAGATGAAAATAATATTTCGTTAGTTTCAGAATTTGACGGTAAAAACCCAGACAATATCTATGGTGAAGGTGCTTACTTAAACACAGGAACAGCGGCTCATATTGACTGGAACGCGCCTTTAAAAAGAATGCAGAGGTATGTTTCTGCGGGCGACGGTGAAATAGGGGCATATAATCAAGTTTTTTACAGACCTGAGAAAAAAAGTTTTTTTGATTCTTTTTTAGCCCCTGTTATTAAACTAACTAATCCTGCTTTAGCACCACTCATTACGGTTGCTCAGGGTGGGGATTTAGAAGACGTTGTTAAATCTACAATTACACCTGCTGTTGTTCCCGATATTCTTGAAAACACTTTAGCTAGTTTCGGTGTTGATGCTGACTTGTTCGGATTAGACTCAGATACATTTACTGAAGGTTTAGGTAATGTACAGGAAACACTACTAGAAGGCGGTAGCGGTAAAGAAGCATTACTTAAAGAGTTTGGTGGCGAAGCATTAGATGCTATAGGTGTAGACTTGCCTGAGTTTGAGTTACCTGAAACAGGCGTTATAGGCGACATTAGAGACTTAGGTCGTGGGATAGATGATACTTTATTACAACCTATTAAAGAAAGCGTAGAGACTGTAACAGCACCGATAGAAGATTTGTCAACACCTTTAAAAGAAACCATAGAAACTTTAGGAGAGCCTGTAGTAGACACGATAGACGATATTATAGACGCTGTAGACAGTCCTATAGGAGATATACTAGACACAGCAGTTAGTAGCTTAGGAAGCACAGGAGGCATGATGTCAGGGGCTAGGAAACCTTCACAGGTCGAAGGAATATTTGACAAAGAGTTATTTAAATTTGACACAGAGATTAAGTCTACACAAAGAATGCTTAGTCCAACAAACACAAGAAGGTATGGATAATGACTTACTTACAACTAGTAAATAGTGTACTAAGAAGACTAAGAGAAAACGAAGTAACTACTGCTGTAGGTAGTGCTGACGGCTATACTAAACTTATCGGTGACTTTGTTAATGATGCTAAACGTATCGTAGAGGATTCGTGGGACTGGTCTTCGCTACGTAACACGTTTACTGTCAACACAGTAGCTAATATATTTAGTTATAATATAAACGGTACGGGTACAGCCAGTAAGACGCTAGATGTAATTAACGATACGTCTAACTTCTTTATGCGACAAGCTACTTCTTCTTATATGAACAGTGTTTTCTTAAACTCTGAACCACCTAAAGGCGCACCTAACTACTACGCTTGGAATGGTTTTAATCCTGACGGTTATTTAACTGTAGATGTATTCCCTATTCCTGACGGTGTGTATACATTACGTTTTAACATGGTTGCTAGAACAGCACCATTTACTGCGGATGCTACAGTTCTTGGCGTACCTTCAGCACCAGTAATTCATTATGCTGTTGCTTTAGCTTCCCGTGAACGCGGTGAGACAGGTGGTACGTCAGCACAGGAACTGTTCGCTATTGCTGACGCTACATTAGCTGACGCTATAGCTATGGATGCGGCACGATTCCCATCTGAAACTACTTGGACGGTTTGCTAATGGCTCAAAAACTACAGACAATATCAATCAAGGCAACAGGTTTTAAAGGTTTAAATACAGAAGACTCTCCTGTAACTATTGACCCCTCCTTTGCAGAAAAAGCAGAAAATGCTGTTATTGATAAACATGGTAGAATTGCCTCTCGGAAAGGTACTGTCCCTGTGTCGATAAATAACTATAGTTTATTTGACAATAAACCAGTCAAGGCTTTATTTGAGTTTGTAAATTACGATGGTGTAAAAACTGTAGTATCAGCGGGTAATAATAAAATAGTAACAGGTAAAGATACTTTAGTTGATAAAACACCCGCAGGTGTTACTATTACGGATGACAACTGGAAAATAGTTAGTTTAGCAAACAAGTGTTATATGTTCCAACGTGAACACGAACCAGTTCTTATGACTCTTGGCGCAGGAAGTGCTATTACTGTAGAAAAACTAGACGGTAGTTCACATTCTAACGGAACACCTCCACAGGCTAATGAAGTCATAGCGGCATACGGTAAACTATGGGCGGCTGATGTAGCAGGTAACAAGCGTACAATATACTGGTCTGACACACTGTTAGGTGGTCATTGGTCGGGAGGCTCTTCAGGTTCTTTAGACCTTACTACTGTATTTCCTAACGGTTACGATGAGATTGTAGCTTTGTCAGCGCACAACGGCTTTTTAGTTATATTCTGTCGTGACTCTATTATTATATATGAAGGAGCAGAAACTCCTAATGATGTTGCTTTTAAACTACATGACATTATTGAAGGTATTGGTTGTATTGAAAGAGACTCTGTACAAAACATAGGTACTGATGTGTTGTTCTTGTCTAACGAGGGTGTACGTAGCTTAGGCAGGACAATACAAGAAAAGTCAAGTCCTGTTGGCAACATTAGTAAGAACGTACGTACAGACTTAATGGAAGCCGTTAGAAACCACAGAGGCAATCTTAAAAGCATATACAACCCACAAGATGCTTTTTACTTGTTGTCTTTTCCTGAAGATAATATTTTATATTGTTTTGATTTAAGAAACTTATTAGAAGACGGGTCAGCTAATACAACTACGTGGACTACTGTAACACCTTACAGCATGGCTGTGTTTTCTGACGATGTTCTTTACTTCGGACTAAGCACAACTACAACAGATGGTTCAGGAATATTTAAGTATTCAGGATATAGAGATATTGTTGACTTTGCAACTGGCGAGAAGTTTCTTGTTTTTAAATACGAAAGCACAGGAATGGATTTTGGTATTTCTTATAACTTAAAGTTTCTTAAAAAGTTTGAAGCTACTATTGTTGGAAATGCAGGAGAACAGTCAGGGCTTACTTGGTACTGGGACTATGATAAAAACTCTCTTAAAAATAGTTCTTATTTTCCAGAAGCAACAGAAGTAAACGCGGGAGAATATGATGTTTCAGAATATGGTAATAGTTCTACAACAAAAACAGTACCCTTTACTATAAACAATCAGGCAAAAAATGATGGTAGTTCTACAACTCCTTACTTAGGAGAGTTTACGTCAGCACCTAGTGCAAGTACGTTAAACTCTATGTACTATAACTTAACAAGTAATAAACTTTTTTATTCAAACGGTTCTGCTTGGATTGAAGCAACAGCATCAAATACTTCTTTTGTTTCAGCAGAATACACAACAGGGATATACGTACAAACACCCGCAATAAACGCTTCGGGTAGTGGTAAAGTTTTACAAGTAGGTATATCTGCTCTTATACAAGGCAAGCCTTACGCAATACAAAATATTGACATATCAGTTTTACTAGGGAGAACACAATAAATGTCCAATTATTCAAAAACAACTAACTTTGGTGCTAAAAACTCGCTAGTTGCTGGTACTGCTGATAAAAAACTAGATGGTTCTGAGTTTGAGGTAGAGTTCGACGCTATTCAAACAGCAGTAGCTACTAAAGCAGACTTAATTAGTCCTGCTTTTACAGGTACAGCAACAGCACAGTCATTAACTATTTCAGGCACAACAACACTAGCAGGTACTTTAGCGGGTACTTTTACTATTGACGGAGGTACGTTCTAATGGGTGCATTTGAAGATTTCCTCAATGCGTATGCAGGATATGAAATGGGCGAAAAGGGCATTGAGTCTGCAAGAGATATAGGAGAACGTGGCTATGGAGAAGCTATGGGTCTTGCAGGTGAAGCCGCAGGTATGGCTAAGTTCCAACCGTTTACTGTTACTACGGGATTAGGAACGACTACAACCACACCTACTGGTGGTCTTGACATTGGCTTGTCTCCTGAACAACAGGCTCTACAGACGCAACTAATGGGTCAGGCACAAGGTTTATTTGGTCAGGTAGGGGTAGACCCTAGTACAGCACAAGCTGACCTGTACGAGCAAATGAGAGCCGTACAACGCCCTGAGGAAGAACGTCAGCGTTTAGCCTTAGAAGAGCGTATGTTATCTCAAGGACGCTTAGGTTTACAGTCAGCGGCATACGGTGGTTCTTCTCCAGAGTTATTAGCACAAGAGACTGCTAGACAAGAAGCTATGGCTAGAGCAAACTTAGGTGCTAGGACACAATCTATGGCGGAACAAGCGCAAGCACTATCTTCAGCTACTGGTTTACTGGGTGCAGGTTATAGTCCACAACAGCAAGCATTGGATGCACTAGCTAGAGGCACTCAAGTAGCAGGACTAGCTGATATTGGTAGACGTACAGGTGCTGAGTTGTTTGGTAGATTAGGTCAGTCAGGTGTTGAGGCACTAATACAAGGTGAAGACTTAGCTAGTCGTTTACAGCAACAACAAATGCAGTCACTAGCTGATGCTTTATTAGGTAGACAACCTACAATACAAGAGCAAATCTTAGGTCAGATTTATGACGTAGACACTAGTGGTGGTAGTTCTTTATTAGACACTTTAGGTGGTTTATTTGGTGGTTTGTTCAACAGTAACGAAGAAGAAGACGTAGATATTGGTAAAATACTACAAGACGCTTTAGATGCTAAGGGAGGACAACAATAATGGTTAACAGAGATATAGCAGGATTACTTACAGGTATTTCTAGTCAAGGCATTGACCCACTAGCACAGTTGACTCCTGAGCAACAAAGACTACAAATGGGCGCACAAGCGGCACAACGTATGGGCGGTGGATTACGTGGTCTAATGGGTGGTGGGGCTACAGTACAACAACAGCTTGCAACAGCAGTAGCGCAGAAGCAAAAAACAGACGAGCAAAAAAGAAAAAAACAAATAGCAAGAGTTGCAGAAGCCTTACCTCCAGAGTATTCTGCTTTAGCGCAAGGTGTTCTTGATGAGGTAAAAGGTGCTTTACCTAAGGCTCTTGAAGTTTTAGGTAGAAAGAAACCTGAAGTCAAACCAACTACAGGAGAAAAGCCTTCAGCGACTGACATCAAATCTGCTAAGGAAGCATTAAGTTTAGCAGGTGAAGAGGCTAAAGGAGGAGAGGGTTTTCTTGCTTTTCTAGGTACTGACTGGAGCGATGCTTGGAATAATCAAACAGAGGCGGCACAAGACTTATTGGCTACTCAAGTAGCTGAAGTTACGAATAAGCTAATTAAACCACCCACGAGTTTAGATTTATCTGAGGCTAGACAACTAGCTATTAAAAAAATGTACACTGACAACCTGACTGAAACAGGTTTGTTTGAGTGGGGTGAATCTCGGATGATGACTGCCGATGAAATAGCAGAAAAACAAAAGAAAGACCTAGAAGCTAGATTAAAAAACTATTAATAAAGGTAAGTTAAATGTCTAACATTACTATTGAACAGCTAGAGTCAGCATTCATAAAAGCTGATGACGCAGGTAATACTGAAGATGCTCTTGCCTTTGCTAACGCTATACGCGAATACAGGGCAGAGGCTAGTAAACCGCCTGAAGGTGTTAAAGACTATGAAGACGTAGTTCCTGAAGAGGTACGTCAACAAGAGAAAGAACGAATGTCTGCTGTTCCTCAATGGGCTATGCCTGTTACGATGGGCGGTGTTATCCCTATACCCCAAGCAGGACAGGCGGCTGTAGATTTTACAAGATACATGGGATTCGGTGAGTTTGGTCAGAAGAAAACCGTTGAAGGTGTAGGAGAGACAACACGCGCTCAGGAACTAGGTTATCAGTTTAAAAAAGCAAGTAACAACGCGGCTCGTTTGTTAACCACAGCAGAGGCGTACAGCCCTGCTCGTCACAAAATGATGAGAAACCCTGAGACAGGTCGTTTAGAGCAAGTGTCCGCTGAGGTTTATTATGATGATGCTCTAAAGAATTTAGGCATTACTGGAGAACAGTTTTTAAATATGACTCCAGAAAAGCGAGAAGACATCCTACTAAAAAATAAAGAACTGATGGCTAGAGAAGCCTACGAAATAACTGCTGATGTCTTAGATATAGCAGGTGAAGACGAGACAATGAAGGCTACGGGAACTATCTTGTCTGAAATAGCTGACCCCTTGTTAATACCTACAGTCACAGCCAGTAGTGTTGGTACTGTCCCTATGCTACTTGCGGGCGGGGTATATGGTCTAGCTAGTGAAGGCAGTAGACAGATGGTTCAGGACGAGTTAAATGCAGACGAACTAGCTAAGTCCTTTGCTTATGGTACATTATTCACTGCCGCTTTTGCTCCAATACAGACAGCAGGTTTGGCATACAAAACAGCGGTACGTGCGCCTCTTAAGCAGGTAGAGAAGGGAGGTAAGAGAGTACTTAACTTAGTCAACAACACAAAAGCAACTAAAGGTTCTCAAGCAACTGCTGACAAGATAGCAGATAAGTTACAGGAACGTACAGCCTATCATCTGTTTAACACTAAGCAGTCTAACGGTAAGGGCGTAACGAATAAACAAGCTGTTGCTTTGGCAGAGAAAGACTTAAGCCTTAATGCTAAAAATAAAATAAATGTTCTTAAGTATGCCAGTAAAGATAAAAGACCTTCGTATTTAAGTAAAGAGAATGCCGCTAAGATTATGGCTAACCTAGACAACCCCGCGACTTCTACAACTAAGATAGGAAAGGCATGGGACTACATAGGTGCGCCAGTATCTCAAGTACTGCGTAACGTAGACCAGAGACTAGCGGGTGCTGTACGTAACCACGACATGAGAACAAGTGTTGCATTAGCTAATACCTTAAAAGAAGCCGAGGGTTTTAATAAAGTAATGGCTCAGGCATCTAAGACCAAAGACTCAGCTTTAAAGGCTAAGTACTATGGGATGGAACTGGCAATGAATAATGGTCAGGTACTTAAGGCAGGACGTATAGCTGACAAACATTTTGGTAATCTAAAAGTTAAGACAAAAGCAGGAAAGGAAAATACTTTAGCGGACGAAATGAGAAATGTACATAAGCTGTTAGATGACCTCCATACCAGAGCAAATAAAGCAGGTATTAAGATGGCTTATCTAACAAACTATATGCCTCGTTACGTTAAGGACTTAGATGGTTTGCGTCAAGCTGTTGGTAAGAAAACTAACTCTGTTATAGATGAGGCTCTTGCTACAGAAGCTAAAAAAAGAGGACTAGGACACTGGTCTGAACTAGACGATGAGATAGCGGCTGACATAATCACTCAAGCTATTACACGTAAAGCACCTCCTTCAGGTAAGAAACGCTTAGAGTCTGCACGTACAATACGTACTATACCTCAGCACTTACAGAAGTATTACCACGACACGCCTACGGCTTTACAGTTATACATCAACAAGGCTGAACGAGAGATAGCTAAACACGAGTTCTTTGGTAAGTCCGTTGCGTATAACAAAGCAGGTAAGATTGAACTAGACGAGTCTATTAACAACACCATAGGTAAGCACGTTCTGGACATGAAGAAACGTGGTAAGGACTTGACTAATGCACAGCAGGATGACCTAAGACTTTTACTTAAGGCTAGGTTTGAAGCCGCTGACAAGGCTATGGGTAAGACAATGGCTAGTGTTAGAGACTTGCAGTATGCCGCGTTACTGGGTCAATTTGACTCTGCATTGATTCAGCTAGGTGATATAGGTTCTTCGTTATATTTGAATGGTGTAATGAACACAGCTAAAGCACTGGCTACAGGAAACAAACGAGCCAAGATAACTGCTGATGATTTAGGTTTGGTCAACCAAGTATCTGCTGAACTACAGAACCTTAATGGTATGACCAAGTTCCTTGATTTTGCTTTGACTTATTCTGGGTTTAGGAAGATTGATAAATTAGGTAAGGACACTTTCATTAAAGCGTCTTGGCGTAAGAATACTAAACTAGCTAGAGCAAATCCAGATGCTATTGCTAAGAAGTATGGGGATGTGTTTGAGAATGAGACAGCAGATTTAATTGCTGACTTACAGGCAGGGCGTGTCACTGACAACACTAAGCTGTTAATGTGGAATGAACTGGCTGACGTACAGCCCATTGCTTTATCTGAGATGCCACAGGCGTACTTGGAGATGACTAACGGTAGAATACTGTACTCTCTTAAATCATTCGGTCTTAAGCAGTTAAATTTGATTAGGCAAAACATTGTAAAAAGAGGGCAGAGAGGTGACGTAACAGGTGCGTTTGAGGAAGCACTTAAGTATTCGTTACTGGTAGGTATGACTAACGGGAGTATTGAAAACGCAAGAAACTTCTTACGTTCTGGTTTCGACCCTGACGCGCTTAGAGACATAGACGATGTTACCTATGAATCATTAGCTAAGATATTATTTCTTAGTAAATATAGTAGAGAGAAGTACTTAGCACAAGGTCAGTATGGTACTTTTGTAACAGAGTTATTAACCCCTGCCGCACCCTCTATACTTGATGCAATGGGCGAAGCTATGAACAATGTATTGTTTGAACAAGAGAATGATTATGAGGCGTTTAATAAAGCACTTCAGAAAGTTCCAATCGCGGGTAGGTCTTACTATTATTTATTAGGCGGTGGTGCTGAAAAAGTAGTAGAGAAAGTTCAAGAAGAAGAAGAAGCAGAGAAATAACAAAAGGGGGCATTGCGCCCCCTTAGTTTTACCTATGCTATTTCACACGCTCCTCCGACACACGCTAGTTCCTGAGAACCTGTAGTGTTGTCCTCCTTCTCAAAGTTCTCTAGGTCATCCC